CGTCCGATCCAGAATTACTATATGTCTCAAAAGAGCCTGACATTGCTTATCTTAGTGAAGCGTACAAGCGTACACAGAGTGATTTAGGTGAATGGTTAGATCGTAGGCAAAGAGACTATGATGTCCGTAATTGTTTATGGGCAGGTAAGAGTGATGACTTTAAGAAGTATGCCAACCAGAGTTCAACAGGTGAGGTGTTTCCTTGGGTTGGTGCAAGTGATCAAGAAGTTCGCATGGCAGATGAATTGATTAATTGCCGGGTAGCAATGTCAATGAATGCAATCCGCAGAGGTCACATAATAGCCACACCGATAGAAACAAGTGATGTGGAGCGTGCCAATGTAGTAAGTAACTTTTTACGATGGTTAATTAATTCTAAGATGCAGGAGTTTTATCCTGAGATTGAACTTGGATTAAATCATCTTTTTGAAAAAGGTATGATGGTTCATTATGCTTGGTATGAGAATCAAGAACTGAAGCAACAACAGACCATTAAGCTTGAAGAGATTGCACAAGTCCTTCCACAGATTGCCGGAGCTATACAGGATGGAAGTATGGACGAGGAATTAAGCGAGGCACTTAAAACACAGTTTGATATTAGCAAGTCCAAGGCACGGGCAATGTTAAAGGAAATGCGTAAGGATGGAGAAACCACAGTACCTGTCACACGCCAAGTTGTAAGTAGACCCAAGATCAAAGCACTTGCCCCAGATGAGGATGTATTTTGGCCAAGCTATTGTATAGATCCACAGGAAGCACCATACATGTTCCATGTGGTATCTATGACCCCAGAGCAATTAAGGTCTAAAATTAATACCGAAAATTGGTCAGAAGAGTTTGTAGATGCTGCGATTGAACTTGCAGGGCAGGGCGAGGATACAGATGAGAATATCTACCAACTGCGTGAGAATGATGAGTTTACAAGAAGTGATGATAATAGCCTTGTTAGAATTGTGTACTGTTATCAAAGACTATTGGATGAGGATAATGTGCCAGGTATTTTCTGCACGATCTACCATGCCAATATACCTGATCTTTATGCCAAGCATCAACTTTTGGATTATCAGCATGGGAAATATCCATTTGTAGTTACAACACTTGAAAAAACAGACAAAAAATTATACTCGTCTAGGTCATACCCGGAGCTTATTGAAAGCCTTCAGCAGGTACTCAAGGTCGAAACAGATGCAGCGATTGACTCGCAATCATTGACAACTTTGCCCCCACTCCTCCATCCAATTGGACGCAGTCCAAGTCGATGGGGGCCAGGTGTCCGTGTTCCATACCGCACGCAAGACGAGTATAGATTTGCAGACACACCCCGTGGGTCAGGTGTAAATGTTGAACTTCGCAGATACATCCAAGAGCAAGCAGATAGATACTTCGGCAGAAACGCACCAGGAGTAAATCCTGTGGAAGCACAGATGAAGCAACAAGAAGTGATTGATAAAGTATTTCATCACTTAAAACTTGTACTCGATCAAGTATACTCCCTTTACCAACAGTATGGGCCTGACCAAGAATACTTCCGTGTCACAGGTATGCAAGACATGCAGAAGTATGCCAAGGGTAGTCCTAGTGAACGATTTGATTTTTACATGCAGTTTGACGCTGCCACACAAGACCCAGAGCAAATGCTTGAACGTGTAAAAGCAATTGCACAACTTGGCGCACAGCTCGATAAGAATGGCACGCTGGATACCGAGCGTTTATTACAAATTGCAGTTGGACAGATTTTACCAGGTGCTGCTGAAAGTATCATGCTTCCCAAAGAAACTGCATCGCAAAAAGCAATGGATGAGGAAAGGCAGACCATTGCAGAAATCTATGCTGGTGTACCACCTAATGTTAAACCTAATGATGCACATGAGATGAAACTTCAAGTGTTTCAGCAATGGTTACAGCAACCAGATGTAGCACAAAAGGTACAACAAGATCCAGCATTGCAAGAGCGTATACAGAACTACATGCAGCAAAGACAGATGCAAGTTCAGCAAAAACAAAACGCTGAGATTGGCAGGCTGGGAGCAGCACCCACACAATTTGGAACAACAGGAGCAGCGCCAACAGGAGGATAAAATTATGCCGTATGGTAAGGGAACTTATGGGACTAAGGTTGGAAGACCACCTAAAAAGAAAAAGATGACTAAAAAGAAATGTGGTGGTCGTAAGAAAAAATGATTACCTACCGCAAAGAGAAATTTAGCGGTTACAATAAACCAAAGCGTACACCAGGTAAGTCCAAGAAGTTTGCAGTACTTGCCAAGCAGGGAGATGATGTAAAGCTTGTACGCTTTGGAGATCCAAAAATGTCCATTAAGAAAAACCAACCAGCACGCAAGAAGAGCTACTGTGCAAGGTCAGGTGGTATAAAAGGTAAGACAAATAAACTTAGTGCCAATTATTGGTCGCGCAAAGCATGGGATTGTTAGATGAGTTTGTACAAAAACATACACGCAAAAAGAAAGCGTATAAAAAAAGGTAGTGGTGAGAAGATGAGAAAGCCTAGATCAAAAGGCGCACCCACAGCCAAGGCATTTAAGAAGGCAGCCAAGACAGCGAGGAAGCGTAAGTAATGTGTCCCATCTGCAACGAGAAGTGTATTGGATCATATTGCTGGTCATGTTCTTCATCGAGCGAGAAATAATACTAGACACACTATTTTTTATACTAGGAGAAATTTTTAAATATACACAATGAGTCCCCGAAAAAGAAAAACCTACCACGAAATAGACGCTGAAGAAGCAATACAAGCACTATCCATGTTGCAGAATGACCCACACTTTAAGAAGTACATCGAAATGCGTGAAGCAATGAGAGAGGAAGTCATTCGTCAATTACAGACCAAAGCTATTGTAGACTCCACAAACAGACATTACATGATGTGTGGAAAGCTTGAAGCAATAGACGAGGAACTTGATACCTTTTATAAGATGTAAGCCTTTTGTTGTAGTATAGTAGTTGGTTACATTACACCCTCTGTGATCTATGTGGGGTTGGTCACAGAGGGTTTTTTATTGCCTTTTTTGCTACTAACAGCTACATTTTGCTACACTAGGTAATTTATGCCTTGATCTTATGGAAGCAATTCAAGAAGAGGTTGTCTCAGAATCCTCCGAAAATTCTGTTGATAGTTTAACGCAAGGGGAAGGTAACCTTTCAATGGCAGAACTCGCATCAAGTTTGATGCAAAAACGCCAGACCGAGGAAACTGAAACCACCGAAGAGGAATCTGACACTGTTGCACAATCTACAGAGGAAGAAGAATTATCGGATCAGTCTGCTGAAGAGCCGGAAGAATCAGAAGAGGAATCTACTGAGCCGCCCGTACAACCTTCAGATAATGTTCTTTCAAAGTTTAAAGACCTGGATTTGGATTCATTGTCCGAGGAGGAGTCTAAGGAATTAGCCAAGCATCTCAATGCTTCTGCAATCAAGCGGTTTGGAAAGCTTACCGCGCAGAAGAAAGCGTTGCTTGCCGAAAACCAAAATCTCCAAGCACAAGTTCAACAAGCACCCGTGCCTACTGAACAACCTGCATTCCTCAAGGATAATGCACTGCACAACGTCAATGACATCAACGCACTCAGTAAAGAAGTTGAGAACCTTAACACGCTCATGGAATGGGCAGACGAAGGGATGGAAAACGAAGTCGAGTATGATGACGCTGGTAATGAATATGTGGTTAAGGATGGAGACAAGACTTACACCAAAGCTGATCTCAAGAGAATCAAAGCGAATGCAAAAAAGATCCTTCGCAAAGATGCTCCAGCAAGACAGAAGTGGATACAGGAACGTCAACAATCTGACCAACAGGCAGCCCAAACTTTCGAGTTCCTAAGTGATGGAGAGAGTGAGGACTACCAATTATTCATGCAGGTAAAACAAAGTCCGCTTTACAAACCTTTAGTTGACCACCTACCCAATAGCAATTTTGCACTTGGGCTTATGGTTGAAGGATTAAAGGCAGTCAAAGCAAAGCAAGCCAATGCAGGTCAACCGAAGAAATTGAAGAAACCAACTGCTCCTGTCGCATCGGCAGAAGCAGGTGCAAGTAAACCAAGATCCGAGGGAAGTAAACATAAGAAAGCTGTACAAGCGGCTCATGCCAAGTTTGAAAAATCTGGCAATATCGCAGACTACCAAAATTACATAAAACTAAAGCGAGCAATCGCAAAATAATAATTTAAAATAAATAGGAGGATATAGATATGGCTAAAGCCACGACATACAATACAAGCGGAAATAAAGAAGATTTAACTAGTATAATCTCAGTTCTAGAACCAGAGGCTACGCCCTTTGTTTCATTAATGAAAAAGGGAAAAGCAACAGGAACATTCTTTGAAATGCAGGTTGACCGCCTCAACTCGCCCGATTTTTCTGGAATCGAAGAAGGAGAAGATGTTTCGAGCTTCACCAATCAATCTGCTGACCGGGCGCGCATCGGGAATTATATACAAAAATTTCGCGATACCTTCATGACCAGTGATCTGCAAGAGCTTGTTGACACAGCAGGTGTCGCATCGGAATTTGCAAACGCGGAAAGCAAAGCAGTACGAAACGTAAAACGTTCAATTGAAAGTGCATTTTGTTCTGCGCAAGATCGTCAAGCAGACGCTGG